AATAGGGCAGATATTGACAATCCATCGCCTATATTTCCCACATTAACACCGTTTTACCTATAAAAGCATCTATATTTTCCCACTTTAGCTATAAAGGTACAGGGGGAGGCTCAATTGATGATGCAAAGTAATTGTTACACTACCCAAATCACAAGAAATGAACTTTCAAGTCATTGCTAAAAGCAACTCCTACCCAAAGCACAAGAAAGCAAATTTCAAAAAAAAGGAAGATCCTGAATGGGGCAAACCATCAGTAGTATGATGAATAGTAACTTATAGAAAGCTAGTTTACTAGCGACTGTTTGGTAGAACAGCGCCCATCTGGATAACTCTGTATGGTCGAATACTAGGGTATGTATCTACTATATAAGGTAGTTAGATGAATACACCGTAGATGTCTAAAGAGTTAGGAAGATTTTAGCTGATAGAATCTATACTGTCAAGTCTTAATATTGTACTAATAATCTTGTATGTATTATTAAAGTAATATATACTGTTCAAAACTTTAACCTCTACTGGAGATAATTAAATGCCTGCCTATAAAGACTCAAGACCTGTTAAAAACCCTAATAAATCTAAGACTGGTAAAAGGATGGGTAATCCTGCACTTGTTAAGGGTGTTGTACTAAACCCTAAAGGGAGACCTAAAGGATCGTTAAATAAGAATACGTTATTAGCTAGAGCTATGATGTCTGATAGAGGTGTTGAGGTTGTTCAGAAGGTTATTGATATGGCTATGGACGGTGATGTACATTGTTTGAAGATGTGTATTGATCGTATCTTACCTGTTCATAAAGCTGTTGACCCTAATCGTACTAAGACTGATTCACAGATTGTTATTAATGTTGGTGCGTCTGCTGGTATTGAAGAGAAGATTGCTTCTACTGATCCTGTTAAATTAGTTAATCCAAAGACTAAATCTGACGAGGAAGTGATTATTGAAGTTGGTGAGGAAGTACAAGGTACTGACTCGAATGAGGTTGTGGAGTGAGTAAACCTGAAAGTTACTGGGATAAACAAGAGAGATTCAAGAAGGCACTCGCTAAGATTGAAGAAGTTGAGTTGCCTTGTGGTGTACAAGAGAAGTTGACTAAAGCGTGGACTAATAAGTCTATGATGGAGCAGATGTACACTAATGATATGTACAACGACACTAGTGAGGTTGATAATGCCTGAACTTAATGTTGATTTACATCCTGCTCAATTAGAGATATTCAATTCAACTGCTAGATTTAAAGCTGTGGCTGCTGGACGTAGATTCGGTAAGTCTCGACTCGCTGCTTGGATATTGTTAATTAAAGCTCTTCAGTCTGATTCAAAAGATGTGTTCTATATCGGTCCTACGTTTCAACAAGCTAAAGATATCATGTGGGCGATGCTCAAGGAGCTTGGCGAGGATTTAATTGTTGCTGCTCATGAGAATACTGCTGTATTAACTCTTGTAAACGGGCGAAAGATATATTTGAAAGGCTCTGATAGACCCGATACACTTCGTGGTGTTGGTTTGGCTTATGTTGTACTAGATGAGTATGCCTCTATGAAGCCTAATGTGTGGGAGCAAATTATTCGTCCTACTCTTGCTGACGTACGAGGTGGTGCTATGTTTATTGGTACACCTGCTGGTAAGAATCACTTCTATGATATTTATACTGATGCTCTAGGAGATGAGACTGGTCAATGGGAAGCGTGGCAGTTTAACTCAACTGACAATCCGTTTATTCCAGAAGATGAAATTGAGGCTGCAAGAAGCTCAATGTCTTCAATGTCATTCCGTCAAGAGTTTGAAGCATCGTTTGAGACGTTCACAGGTGGTGTATTTAAGGAAGAATGGTTTAAGACTGCTGAAGAACCTGAAGAAGGTAGTTATGTTATCGCTATTGACCCCGCTGGCTTTGAAGCTATTGAAAAAGAACGTAATTTGAAGCGTTCACGACTTGATGAGACAGCTATTGCTGTTGTTAAAATAGATAGAGACAAGTGGTGGGTTAAAGACATACTACATGGTCGTTGGAATATCAAGGAAACAGCTAAAAAGATACTTACATCGGCTATTAAGGTTGAATCATCGACTGTTGGCATTGAAACTGGCTCATTAAGAAATGCTATCTTGCCTTATCTTGAGGATGAGATGAGAACACAAGGTCAGTATGTATCGATTATAGAAATGAGGCATGGTGGTAAGAAGAAAACCGAAAGAATCGTCTGGTCTTTACAGGGAAGAATGGAACATGGTCAAATTACGTTTAATGAAGATGTAGATTGGAAGACTTTCGTCTCACAGATGGTAGATTTTCCGAATAAAATGTCACATGATGATATGTTAGATGCTCTTGCGTATATCGACCAAGTATCAGTAGCTGATTTTGCACATACAATCGAACTGGAAGACGATTGGCAACCAGAAGATGAAATAGCTGGCTATTGAATGACATAAAAACGAAAGGAGAATATATGAAAGACGAAAAAATTGGAACAAGACAGGCTATGAGTGTTTGTGTTCAGGCACTTATTGAGTTAGAAGACTTTCTTCATGAAGAGGGTTTTTGGTTTGCCCCTGGTGAGGGTGATGAGTTATATGATGTATTATATAAGATACTTAAAGATAAAAAATCAACCTAAGTCATTGATATTTAACTAAAAACGAAAATACTTGCTTTTATTATTGCGTTTATGATATATTGTGCGTAAATTCGTAGGGAAATCAAACACTTATGTTCGATAACAAGGAAACTCAGTACCAAGCTCTATCTAGTTGGCTTACATATAGACTAGATGGATGGCGTACTCACCGCGATATGAATTATGTCGCTAAGTGGGATGAGTATTACCGACTTTGGCGCGGTATTTGGTTACAATCTGACCGTATGCGCTCTTCAGAGAAGTCAAGAATTATCTCTCCTGCGTTACAGCAAGCTGTAGAGTCTGCTGTTGCAGAATTAGAAGAAGCTACGTTTGGTCGTGGCAAATGGTTTGATATTAAAGATGATTTCCTAGATCAGGACAACTCTGAAGCTGAGTATATCCGTAACCTATTACAAGAAGACCTTGAAAAGACTGGTGTTAAAGATGCTATCTGTGAGGTTTTCCTTAATGCTGCTATCTATGGTACTGGTGTTGGCAAGATTGTAGTTGAACAGACAGTCGAAAGAGTGCCTCAAGAAGTTCCTGTAGAGGGAACAATGACCTCAACTCGTTCATTAGTCGAGATTCCATCTATTGATGTGAAGATTGAACCTATCTCTCCAAAGGAGTTCTTGATTGACCCTACTGCAAACTCTATTAAAGACGCGCTTGGTGTTGCACATGAAGTCATTAAGCCTAGGTATCATGTTGTGGACGGTATTAAGTCTGGTATTTATCGTGATGTTCCCCTTGATGGTGATTATGATACTATACGCTTTGGTTTCGACTCTGAATCTAAGGGAGCTGATGAGTCTGATTCGGTTAAGATTACCGAATACTGGGGCTTAGTACCTAAACGCTTCTTAAAGAAAGGTAAAGACCAAGACGATTTCGAATACACTAAGAAAGATGAGCTAGTTGAAGCAGTAGTTACTATCGTTAATGATACTTATATCCTTAGAGCTGAAGAAAACGCCTTTATGATGAAGGATAGACCTTTCATTAGCTACCAACATGACATTGTTCCAAATAAATTCTGGGGTAGAGGTGTATGCGAGAAGGGATACAACCCTCAAAAAGCATTAGACACTGAAATGAGAGCAAGAATTGACTCTCTCGCCCTAACAACTACACCTATGATGGCAGCTGACGCTACTAGATTGCCTCGTGGAGTAAAGTTTGAGGTTAGACCTGGCAAGACTATACTAACGAATGGTGATCCAAGAAATGCTATCATGCCTCTTACTTTGGGAACTACAGACCAAAGCACGTTTACCCAGGTTGCCTCATTACAAAATATGATTCAGATGGGAACTGGCTCAGCTGATGCTGGTTCTGCTGAAAGAGCCACCTCTGCTGGTATGTCAATGACTCAATCTGCTGCTATTAAGCGTCAGAAGCGTACATTGATGAACTTCCAGAACACATTCCTTATTCCAATGATTAATAAATCAATGTGGCGTAAGATTCAGTTTGATGTTGAGCGTTATCCTGTAACAGATTACAAGTTTGTACCTTACTCTACTATGGGTATCATGGCTAAAGAGCTAGAGATGCAACAAATGGTACAGACTTTACAAGCTATTCCTAAAGACTCTCCTGCTTTCAATGTTATTTTGATGTCTATGATTCAAAATTCATCGATGCATAACAGAGATCAGATCATTCAGCAGCTTACAGCTGGTAATCAGCCTGACCCTCAAGCACAAGAGATGCAACAGATGGCTATGCAATTACAAATGGCACAAGCTCAAGCGGATATTGCTAAAACCCAAGCTGAAGCTGAAGAAGAGAAAGCTAAAGCTTCTAAATGGTATGCAGAAGCTCAAGAACTTGCACCTACTGAGATTAAGATTCAAGAAAAGATACTTAAATTACAGAAAGATTCTATTGCATTAGAGAAAACTAAAGCTGATATTCAGAATAAGAACTCTGAGACTGCTAGAAATGTACCAGAAGTAGAGCATTTGAAGTCAGAGACTATATTAAACATGGCTAAAGCTCGAGAAGCAGCAGCTAAGACACCTATCATAGGAACTTATCAATGAAGACAGATGAAGATTTCTTAAAAGACAGATTAGAATTATTTCAGCAACCTGGTTGGTTAGACTTGATTGCTGAATTACACGGAATTGAAAGTAGTGTACGAGATATCGACACTATTAACGATGAGAAAGACCTTTGGCATGCTAAGGGT